GTGGAAGGATGACGAGAGCGGCGAAGTGTGGGCCTGCGAGTTTACGCACAACGTCATGATCCGCAAACCCTACAACACGAACCTGCGGCTGTACCCGCTGGTCTGGCTGAGCTGGGACTACGTGGACGAATGCTATCACGGCCAGGCGATGCTGACGGGACTTCTGCCCAACCAGATCTTTGTCAACAAGATCTGGGCCATGAGCTCCCTCAACATGTACCGCAGCGCCTTCGGCAAATACGTCTATGATAAGACGAGGATTGCCCATATCGACAACCGCGTCGGCGCGGCCATTGCCGTGACGGGCAATGTGGACGGAGCCATCAAGGCGATTGACCCGCCTGCCATCCATCCGCAGGTCTTCCAGTATATCACGGCGGCAATCAACACCACGCAGGAAACGCTGGGCGCGACGGAAGCGGCCCTCGGTGAAGGCAAGGCCTATAACACCTCTGCCGTGCTGGCCCTGCAGAAGGCTTCGGCCACGCCGCATGTGGTGACGCAGCAGAACGCTTATGATCAGGATGAGGACCAGGGCAGAATCTGGCTCGAATTCATGACGGTCTATTACGGCAAGCGCACGGTGGACATGGCCATGACGGACGAAATGCGTGCCATGTTTGAGCAGGCAAACGCGCTGGCAGAGCAGGCTGGCCAGCCGCCGATGGAGATTCCGGACACGGTTCCGGTGGACTTCGACTTCGGCAGCCTGCGTGACCATGAAATGAACATCCAGATCGATGCGGGCGCTTCCAGCTATTACAGCGAAATCGCGAGCATGGAGACGCTGAGCAATCTGCTTGACCGCGGCGCGATCACTCCCGTTCAGTTCCTGGAGCGCGTACCGGACGGGCACATCACAAGACGCCTCGAACTGATTGCAGAGCTCAAGGAACAGGCGCGTCAGCAGGAAGAAATGCAGCAGATGATGCTGCAGCAGCAGATGGCACAGGTGCAGGCGCAGGGCGGTGCTCCCGCTCCCGGCGTGGCGGGGGATGCCGTCGAAACCAGCGCCACGGAGGAAAAGAGAACCACGGGATTCAAGGAACTCGGCGAGGCGCTGAGGCGAGTTGAGAGGGGACCGGGATGGCGACAGTCGGCGGCGTAACAAACGAGAGGATTTACAGCCTCAAGAAGTGGGGCGGGCTGAATGAGGCTCCGGACGGGGACACCCGCCTCAAGCTCGGCGAAGCCTCGAAGATGGTCAACTGGAAGATCACCAGAGACGGAAACCTGAAGAGGCGGCCAGGTACACAGTTTGTCGCAGGACTGAGCCCGGAATATAGCCTGAGTATCAGCGGCGACATTGCGGAGCTTCAGCAGGTGACGGATGCAGACACCTTCAACGTGTATCACGACGCCTCCGCAGCGGCCATTCCCGGAAAGGTCATGCTGATCGGCACGGGGGCGGCCATCGTCGGCGGCAGTATCATCACGGACACGGCGAGCATCAACCGCGGTGTGCTGGACTTCGGCGTGTCCACGTCGGCGAGAATCGAAAACGGCGTTCTGACCGTGGAGAACGCGCCCAGCAGGATCACCCTGGAAGAGCTTCGGGCAGAGCTGGACGCGCTGGAAGACGGGGATTATCTATACATCTGGCACGATGAACTCCCGTATGCGCTCAACGAAAACTCGCTGTACAGCGTCAACGGAACAACCTGGCTCGGCGGGTATCTGATGACCTCGGTAGCAAGCAGCGCGGTTCCGGTGGAAGGACTCTGGACCGGGCTTGTGCAGGGGAAAGAAATGCTCCTTGCGGCCTGCAACGGCAGAGTGTGGAGCCTGTACGATGAAGAGCGGGACGTGATGACGCGTATCCCGCTGGGCAACATCGACACGAGCGGGCGGGTGACGTTCTTCCCCTTCGGCGGGAACGTCTACATTCTGGACGGGGATAACTATTACGTTTATGACGGATCGCTTCTGTCCCCGGTGGCAGGATATATCCCGCTGGTGGCAATCGCTATCGGGCCCGTGATCGACGGAGAGAATCCTTCCAGCGGCGAGACCACGGGCGAATACGTCAACCGGCTGACCCCGTACCGCAGGGTATGGATTTCCCCGGACGGTGAGCGGGCAACCTTCCAGCTGCCGGAGAAAGACATCACCTGGACAAGCCAGTGCTATGTGAAAGACCTTGGAACCGGAGAGGAACTGCCCGCTGCGGACTATACCGTGGACACAGCAAAAGGTCAGGTAACCTTCGGAACGGTCCCGGCCAAGAGCGTCAACAGCTATGAGATCTGCTACATGGTGGAAACGGAGACGGATTACCGCGCTCAGGTGACGGGCAACCGGTTTTCGGAACTCTTTTCCGGACCGACGGACAATATGGTCTATATCTACGGCGACGGGAGCAACCGGGCGCTGTACAGCGGTATGGACTATGACGGGATGCCCAGAGCGGACTATTTCCCGGATCAGTACGAGGTTCACGCAGGCGACAGCAACACGCCAATCACGTCGATGATTCGTCACTATGGGGATCTGGTGTGTTACAAGACAGATTCCACCTGGGCCATCACGCAGAGCAGCATGGAGCTGGCCAGCGGGGACAACACGGTAGGCATTTACTGTACCCCTGTCAACCGCGACAAGGGCAACGTCGCTCCCGGTCAGGTGCGGCTGGTGGACAACAACCCGGTTACCTGCTCGGAACGCGAGCTGTATCACTGGATCAATTCCAGCTACTACACCTCCACGCTCAGCCGGGATGAGCGGCAGGCTCGACGGATCAGTGACCGGATTCAGTCCAGCATCAAAGAAATCGATCTAACCAAGTGCTGCATGTGGGACGACAACGACGGTCAGGAGTGGTATCTCAGCCAGAACAAGATCACGATTGTCTGGAACTATGTGACAGACACCTGGTATCGGTACGAAGGGATCGACGCCGTGTGCATGTGCAACTTCCATGGTGAAGTGATTTACGGCACGAGTGACGGACTGATTGCCCGCCTCACCTACGAATCCAAGGGTGACATGGGCTATCCCATCAAGGCAGAGTGGGAATCCGGAGCCATCGACTTCGGCGCTGCCAACATGCGGAAGTATTCTTCCAGCATGTGGGTGGGCCTCAAACCGGAAGCGGAAACGAGCGTGAACGTGAAGCTCATCACCGACCGGAAAGATACCTTCAAGGAAAAGATCGTGAGCAGCGAGAAGGCCAAGGTCAGGGGCCAGCCCTTCATGGTCAAGACCAAACTCAAGGCCAAGAAGTTCGTATTTTACCGGCTTCTGCTGTCGGTAGACGAGAAGCAGCCAGCGGTAACGGTGACAGATGTGGAATTCCGGGTGAGACAGACCGGATATGCCAAGTGAGGTGTAATAGATGATAGGGAAAACCAACACAGGAATCGGCGGCACGGATGTCTATGTCGTCGGCGGTACGACAAGACCGGCCAGACCGAGAAACAACACCATCTGGGTAGAGACAAACACGGCCATCACCGGCTGGGAAATCGGGTACAAACGTCCTGAGGCCCCAGCGGAAGGGGATGTGTTTATCTTCACAAATCCATCGGCAGCTGTTACGCACCTTGAAATCTCAGGCGTTTCTGGCCGAGCCAGAAAAGAGATTGTCAAGATCAGTCCGGCTTACGCTTATCAGTACATCAACAGCGTTTGGGAAAACAAGAACATGAAGATGTACGTCAATAATGGCTGGCTTGATGCCATGGTCACTCTGTATGATCGGGGCGCTTACGGAGTGTCTTTTGCAAGTGGATGGTCAACAGGCGAGCAGAGCGATTGCGTTCATATCGCGACACGAGGCGGTATGTCTGTAACCTCCGTTACATCCACATCTAATGGCACAATAGACCTGACTGGAATTAAAACGCTTAATATCGAATGGCGAGGGAAAACAGGAGACCCTGATTCTGACTACGGGGCAAATATTGATATGCGCGTTATTGACGCGACTACCGGAAACGTGCTCTGGCATGATCCGCATGGCATAAGATATGATTCCGGGATTCATACAAGCAGTATAGATGTTAGCAGCTGGACGAATACTGTCAAGTTCCAGCTCTATTCATCCAGCAGCCTTACGAGTGCGGATGTCTGGCTTTACAGCATCAAGCTTGTCCCCGGCAATCCAACTTAATGTGAGGTGACACAGATGGCATCTTTGCAGGAAACCTTTGCGCAGCGGCAGAACGAGTCCGCAGCGCAGATCAACAACATGTACGACAAACAGGCCGAAACGCAGGCGGCAGGGCTCAAAGCGGAGTACGACCGCAATATGTCCAACGCTCAAGCAGCGGCGGACAAGATCGCCCCACAGTTTCAGAGTCAGGCCAACACGCTTGCGGGCCAGTTCGAGCGGCAGAGACGAAACGCCAACCTCAACGCGATGGTCAGCGGTCTCGGCAGCGGGGCGGGCCAGCAGCAGCAGAACGCCATGCGCAATGCGTTCGTCGGTCAGTACGGAGCGCTGAGGGGACAGGAGGCCGGAGCCGTCACGGATGCCAACCAGAAGATGGCCGACCTTACGACCGCTTACAACAACGCGCTGGTCAGCGCCAGAGCGGAGACGGACGCCAAGCGCGATCAGGAGCTTGTCAAGAACTTCAATACCAACCGCGACTGGTACGAGACGCAGGCCCAGAACCTCGCCAGCACCTACGGCCAGTTCGGGAACCTCAAGGACATCTACGGAGAGGCGCAGGCCAACCAGATGAGGAATACGTGGATCGCGCAGAACCCCGAAGTCGCCTTCCGCAGCGGCATGATCACGGCGGACGACTACAAGAAGCTGACCGGAAAGAACGCGACAGCCGGGTATCAGTCGATTTATTGAGGTAAGAGACAATGGCTGAGGAAAAGAAAAACGTAGCAGTGGCCGCCCCGGCGGCGGTCACTACAGCGGACAGCATGAAAATGCAGGCGGCGGATGCAGGCCAGTTCAGGCAGGCGTTTGAGCAGCGGAAGCAGGCGTCTCAGAACAACATCAACACCGCGCTCGGCAATTCCTTCAACACCCAGAAACAGGGTCTTGCAGATGCGTTCGGCCAAAACACCGCGGCGCAGGAGAAGGCCACAACCGCAGGGCAGCAGGCTTTTGGTGCAGCCGGTCAGGATCTCGGCATTCAGACGGGACGGACGCAGGCGGGCATGGACAGCTATGCCGACGTCCGCGGTCTCAACCGACAGGCAGGGTCACAGCAGGCCCTGTCTCTCGGCATGGGGGCGTCTGTTGCGGCGGGGCGCCTTGCCCAGCAGCAGGAGATGGCCATGCAGGAGCAGGCGCGGCAGAAGGAAATGCTCAGCACCGACTACAACAACCGGGTGCGGCAGGCAATTGCCAACCACGACTACAAGCAGGCAGCGGCGCTGCTGGATGACTTCAACAATCAGTCCACCTGGCTGGACAAGAACGCGGCAGCGATGGCAACTTTCGGGAACTTCACGGGCTATGAACAGCTCTACGGCCAGCCGCAGGCAGACGCCATGCGTCAGTTCTGGATTGGATCGAATCCGGAGCTGGCTTACAACACCGGTGTGATCGACGCAGCAAGGTACAAGCAGATCACCGGAAGGAACGCACCGGACTATGTACCGCCCAGCAGCGGGAACGAATACCGTTGGTGGGACCCCTATGCCGTCGGAGGAATGCCGACAGGCGGCGGCGGTGGCGGAACAAGCGGCGGGGGATGGCAGCCCCGATAATTTGGAAGATCGGAGGATACAGAACAGATGGCTTACAAAAAGGATGACAACGGCGGGCAGGCGGCGAGCGCACCTTCCGCAAGCAGTTCCGGCGGCGGGAAAGTAACCGCCGGAGGAAGCTACAGCAAATCGTCTGCTTCCGGCTCTTCCGGCAGCGCGAAGGCAAGCGCCAAAGCCAGTACCAAGGTTATCTCCAAAAGCTCCGGCGCAGGATCAAGGGATTCTTCTGCCCACGCGGCGGCAAGTGCGGACCGGGCAGCGGCAGCGGGCAGGGGGAAAGTGGCAAGCTTTACCCCTGCCGTCCGCGGCGGTTCTTCCGGCGGAGGTCTTGGGTTCTCATCAGCTCAGGGAGCGGATCCGACTCAGTGGGGGAACGCTTCCGCAAACTATCTCGGAACCGACAAGGACGTCTGGAACAAAGGCGCAGACCTACCCTATGATTATGAAGACCGGAATCTCCATTATTTTGATACTGACCACGACACCAACAAAAGTCATCTGGAAAAGGCGACAGAATGGAATGTCAACCGGTCAAAGTACATGCTCGGGCAGTACTGGGGCAGCGGAAAAAAACAGTACGAAAGCGAGACCGCCAGAAGGGAAGACAACAGTCAGTGGCTGAAAGACGCCCAGATCTATCACGACTGGGCGGAGAAGCACGGGTATAATGACCTCGCAAACCAGTGGGAAGAGGCCTATAACGATGCAAGATACAAGGCTGATTTCGGCTTTTATCTCGACACTCCGGAAGCATGGGACTCCATCCTGACAGATCAGAAGACGGCCCAGGCACAGAAGATGCTTGAGGCGGCGGAAACGGATGAGGACCGCGAACGCTGGCAGAGGACCCTTGACGATCTCGGCATGACGAGCCTGACCGGAAGCGCCCTGACAGAAGCCAGAATCAAAAAGGCACAGGAGAACGCGGACAGCGCCGAAAGCGAATCGGAAGCCAGACGATGGAGCAAGGAAATCAAGACCCTACAGGCGCAGCTGAAGGAAGAACAGAAGCGGGAGAAGAAGGAAAACAGCTTCCTCGGGAAGGCTTCCGACTTTTTCGCGGCGCCAGAAAAGGAACAGGTTGAATATACGCCGGAGGAAACGGCAGAACGCGACCGGCTTCAGGCTGAATATGACGAAGCTGTCCGGCAGCGGCAAGAGGCAGAAGTCAATATCACTGATCCGTGGGACTATACGCTTTTTGTCCAGCCTCTGAAAGACAGGGAAGCCGAACTTGAGGCGCAGCTGAAAGAGATGAACCGTTCCCACGGCCAAAAGGTCTATGAAGGGCTCGAAGACGCTGCGCAGGCGCGGGACATCTTTGAGGGATGGTATGGCGGGCGAGTCGGAAACATTGCCGCCGATGCAGGTGCAATGCTTGGCGGTCTTGGCGCAAACTTCCACGGCATGGGTTATGTTGATGAAACGCACAGAGAGCTTACCATGCAGTTCCAGCAGGCACAGGCAAAAGCCCTCGCAACCCTCGACCCGGAAGACCGCGCTGAGGCGGACCGACTTGAGGAAGAACTCAAGCAGTACGAAAACGAACATGTAGAAGACAACGCGCTGGAACGCGCAGGCAGTACGCTGATCAACGGCGCAAAAGATGTGGTTGAAACCGCGGGTGCGCAGACGCAGGAAGCGCTGGAAGATATGAGCGACGCCGGGAAGATGGCCGTGCAGTTCGGCATGGTCGGAGCGGACGTCGTTCTTGATATGGTTGAGAATTTTGCCATGCCGATTCCGTCAAAGGTTATTCCGGGCGCAGGCGCAGTCAACATGTATGCCAGAGCAGGCGGAGCGAACGCGCTTGACAAACTCGATGCAGAAGGCGGAAACATCAACGACTATGACCGCACAGCGATTGCCTCCGTAGTCGGGAAGCTGTCCGCGCTTCTCAGTGAAAAGACATTCGGCACACTCGAATCAGCTTACGGCGGGAGTTTCTTCGGAGACCTCACGGACAAGCTGATTTCGAAATGCAGTCCCTTTGTGCAGCGTGGGCTAAAGGCGGTCATGAACACCGAGTGGGGAGAAGAAGGCCTGGAAAACTTCCTGAACTATCTCGGCGATTATATGTTTGACCTGAACCCAAACGCAGACCTCGATACACAGAGTCTGCAGCAGGACATGGCTGTCGGGTATGGATTTGGCGTGATTTTCAATCTGCTGACACACGGCGTTTCCATTTCTCCGAACCAGATGAAATCCATTGCTGCAGAATCCGGGGAGGCTGGCGTGGCAATGGCTGCCGGGACTCCATACAGCGAGATTGCGGATATCGCGAGGGAAACCGCGAAAAAGGATGTCACCATGAAACCGCAGCCGGAATCGGCGGATCTTCAGGCAGCGGCCAGAGCGGGAACCAACGCGGCGTGGAATGAGCAGGCAGCTTCCCAGAATGCGGCGATTGAAGGCCAGAATCAGAACGTCGCCCCGGCTCCGGAAAATGTAAACCTTCAGGATACAGCTGTATCTTCTCAGGATACAGCACCACAGGCGGCTCCGGCCAGCAGCGGACCGACGGCAAATGAGACACCCTATGAGGGACCACAGCTTCCGGGCGCGAGCTACGGCGGCGGGGATGTTATCGACATCGGCGGGGATGATGTTTCCGTACACTATGCGGTGATTCCAGTCGGCCAGCTGAACATGAGCAACGACATTTACGGGAACGTCAACCCGAATTATCCTGCGGAACTGCAGCCGAGAGACAGAACGCGCACGACTTCCCAGGCGTCGGCGCTCAAGATGGTGGCAGGCCTGAAACCGTATCGGCTTGGCTACAGCGCAGACGGGCAGAACGGGGCTCCGGTGGTGCGCAGCGACGGCGTGGTTCTTTCTGGGAACCTTCGGTCCATTGCCCTCAGTGAGGTGTACAACCGAGGCGGAGAGAAGGCCGGG